CAGGCTGTCGCGGTTTGACGTCATCGACGACCAAGCGGCGGAAGATTCGGCCGCCTAAGAACATGACACGAGCTGCGCGTGACCCTCTGCCGAGGCCGCCCCGGACGCAGCAGGCGGACCTGGAGGATGACATGGGACTAGGAGACAACGACAACATCCCGTCGCCTGACGACGGCGTCTACGAGGCGATGGCCGAGCTCGACGCGATGCCGGCGCCGATGGACGTGACGCGCGCGGTGACGCGGCTGCGGGCGCATGGGTTCGGCGCGGAGTGCAACGTGCTGCTCGGCCGTGGCGACGCCGCCTGGTCGATGCTGCGCTCGCTGCGCGACGCGCTGCGGCGGATGGACCCTGCATGGTGCGACCTGCACGGCGAGGCGCAGCTCGATGACGAGGAGTTCGACGACCTGCTCAGCACGCTCGAGGACATGCTGGAGGACGGGCCGTGACGCCCCTCGAGGTCGGCATCCTGCATGAGCGGGGGCGGCGGTGAATGTGCTCGACCTTTTCAGCGGCATCGGAGGATTCAGCCTCGGTCTTGAGCGAGCCGGAATGCGTACCGTTGCCTTCTGCGAGGTTGATTCATTCTGCCGAGCTGTCCTCGCAAAGCACTGGCCCGGCGTCCCTTGTTACGAAGATGTGCGCACGCTCACCGCAGGCGGATTGGCTCGAGACGGAATCAGCGTCGATGTCATCTGCGGAGGATTTCCATGCCAAGACATCAGTCTTGCGGGCGCGGGGGCAGGGCTTGCAGGCGAGCGGTCGGGATTGTGGCGTCACTACTCGCGCCTCATTGGCGAAATACGACCGCACTACGTCATCGTGGAGAACGTCGCAGCGTTGCTTTCTCGAGGGCTTGGAGAAGTTCTCGGAGACTTGGCCGCGCTCGGGTATGACTCGGAATGGCATTGCATACGAGCTGCCCGCGTTGGACTGCCACACAGCCGAGATCGAATCTGGATTGTGGCCTACCCCGAGGACCAGCGATTCCGACACGCCGTCGATGCCGAGGGTGGAACAGATACGGCAGGGCCGATCATGGCACGCATACCAGCTTCGGGAGGCGATGCTCTCAATCCGCAGCGATTTGCAGAGGAAGTACGCGCCGCCGAGTTTGTACGAGCGGGCAATGGGATTCCCTGCCGGATGGACCGAGTGTTTGCCCTCGGAAACGCGGTCGTTCCGCAGATCCCGGAAATGATAGGCCGCGCACTTCTGCATGATTGGAAGAAAGCCGCCACCGCGCGGCAGGAGGTGAAGCCGTGAGCGAAACGAAAACTCCCCATTGCGGCAACTGCAAGCATTTTCATGGTGAACCTCACGACTCTCATGGTTTTTGCTTTGTCATGCTCCCAACATGGATGCCATTTGTTGAAGGGAAAGATCGTATCGTGCATCGCGCCCATTCATGCGACCTGCACAAGCCGAAGGAGGTGAAGCCGTGAGCGACCAGCAGGTTATTGCGTTGATGCTGATGCCAGTCGCCGGGTTCTTGGGCTTCCCTGCTTACTTTGAGGGACGCACCAAAGCGGTTCGCGTCGCCGGGGCGGTATGGATTGCGGCATGGGGACTCCCGCCGCTTGTCATGCTCTGGATCAAGGGGGTGTTCGGATGAGCGACCGTGACACAATCACGCCGCCCCGCCCGATGCCGAAGCCCTTCGGCGGGATGCCGAGCGGTACAGGTGGCTGCGGGATAACGCGGCTGGCTTTTCTGGAAGGACACTCGACGCCGCCATCGACGCGGCGATGCAGGAGGACAAGACATGAGCGAGAAGCCCGAGGCGTTGAGACTGGCGGACAAACTCAGCAGTTACAAGTTGTCCAGCGGGTACGCATCGTATTGCCATAAAGCCGCCGCCGAACTCTGCCGCCTTCACGCCGACAACAAGCGGCTGCGGGAGGAGAACGAGGAAATGGAATTGCTGTTTAAAGCATTGCAGGAGGCATTTGTCCGTGCCAAAGAAGCCGCCCTGCGGCGGGAGGACAAGACATGAAGAAGTGGATTATCGCCCTCGCGCTGCTGGCCGGCGCCGTCGACGCGAAGGAGCTCGAGCGGCCCCTCATCGTCGGCCACATCGCCAATCAGGCGGGCGGCGAAATCACGCTCACCATGCGGTCGACGGCGAAGTGCCGCGAGCAGGATGCCGTCTTCGTCTACATCCGCGACCCCGGCGGGCGCGTCAGCCTGATCGGCTGCTGGCGCCTCGAGGGCGAGACCATCTTCGTCTTCTGGGATGACGGCGATACGTACTCCTACCCCTTGGACGCGCTGCGGATGACCGACGAGTGGCTGCGCTACATGGAGCAACAGCAGGCCGATGAGAAGGGGGCGACGACATGACGCCCGAGAAGTGGGACGAGCTCTTCGAGCTGCTCGGTCACGCCGTCATCGCGTGCCTCCTGATCCTGCTCCTCTGCTGGGGGCTGGTCGAGCTCCTCAACGCGGCGCCGCCGCCCAGCCCTGCAGCGCCCTGAGCCGGGCCGCCACGACGTCGCAGGAGGCCGCTAGGGCCGCAAGGTCGGCGCCGATGTCTGGCCCCGGCCCTTCTCCAGAATCGCCTCCAGCGCCTTCTGCGCCGCTCCCGGCGCGGGAGGCGGCACCATCAGCTCCGCCGGGGGCGGCGGGGGTGGCGGGCAGACGTGGGGCAGGGTTGCGGCACAGCCTGACAGGGCCGACAGGGGCAGGGCGAGTGCGAATCGCAAGGATCTCGGCATGGTAGGACTCCAGCGTCTTTTCGACCCGTTCACGGGCCATCCGTTCAGCCTGGGCGCGCGCGCGGGCGTAGTTGACCTCGGCTTGCAGGCTGACGAGCTTCGGCTCGAGGCTGGCCCGCGCTCGGGTCTTGCCGGCGTCGAAGGCCAGATGCAGGCCGAAGGCGACGCCGACCGCGAGCAGCAGCTGCGGGGCGTAGCGGATTGCCGAGAGCCAGATCATCGCGTCATCAGCCGGTCGAGCCACCGGGGGCGGTCGGGAGAGGCCTTCTCGACGTAGGAGAAGCCCTTACAGACGAGCACGCCGTTGAGCGGACCCTTGCTGTAGGGTGCGTCGCAGCCGTAGCCGCGGCCCTTCCAGAGCGTCAGGTTGACGCAGGTCCGGCAGAGGCCCGGCGCCTGCCAAGCGATCGGGGCGGCCGGGGTGCTCACGATGTCTTCGGGCGGTCGTCGTCGGGACGGAAAGCAAGCCCGCGGCACGCCGGGGCGAGCTGCATCCAGCCGTTGTGCACGCGGTGGCTGCACCAGACCTTGGCCGCCTCGCGGGTGATTTCGGCCGCCCACCAGCAGCGGCGGCAGTGCCAGAGCGGGTCCGGGGTCATACGGGCTCGCCTCGGAAGTGGACGGCGCCGGCCTCAAAGACGGCGAGCTCGGGCTGCAGCAGGCGGCCGTCGCGGAAGGTGAGCACGGCGAAGCCGCTCGCCCAGTTGTGCGGGGCGGCCTCGGTGTAGTTGAACTGCGGGCCGTTGATCTCGGCCAGCGTCCCGGTGTCGACCCCGTAGCGGCGACCGCGGTAGTCGGCCCAGGCGGTGACGCCGAGCTTATGCAAATGGCCGTGGACGTAGTGGGTGCCGGACTTCAGCGTCGAGTTGTACGCCGAATGGATGCCGCCGTTGATGGGCCGGTGACGGATGACGGTCCAGCCGTCGGTCTCGGCGTTGACGTGCAGCGCCCAGCCAGCGCGCCAGCGCGGCAGGTAGTCGAGCAGCGTCATGCCCGGCATATCCTCGCCCTCGGGCGTGTTCGCCGACCAGTAGTTCTCGAAGCGCGCGTCGTGGTTGCCGATGGTGCGCACGAGGCGCGCCCGGCCGGCGGCGCGCTCGATCTCGGCGCAGCGGTCCTGGACGGCGTGGAGCTCGTCCTTCAGCGACGGCTGCTTCTCCCACATGATGCGGGCGTGCCTCGAGATGCGGGCGCCGTCCAGGATGTCGCCGTTGAGGACGACGATGTCCGGCTTCAACGCCTTGATGAGCCGCAGCATCGCCTCGTGGGCCGGACTGACCATGCCGGGCCAGTAGTGGCAGTCGGAGGCGACGATGATGGTGCCGTTGCGCACCGTCTCGATCATCTCGCGCTCGTACTTCTCGGCGCGGGCGGCGGCGAGCGCGTCCTGCGCCTTGGCCTTGACGATGTTCGGCCCGGCGCGGTTGCGCGTCGAGCGGCTGGCGAGGGAGATGCCGAGCCGCGCCTCGATCTTGCGGCGGCGGAAGTAGACCTGGCGGATGTCGAGGTCGAGCGCGTCGGAGACCTTCTTGGCGGTGCCAAGCTTCTCCCACGCCTCGATGATCTGCTCGTCGGTGCAGTATTTCGGCACGTTCAGCCTGTGGGGTTGCTGTCGAAAGTGGAGAGCGCCTGATGCAGGAGGCTCCCGAGGTTGTCCACGAAGACCTCGTCGTGGCTCAACGGGTGGTTCATTTCATCGAGCAGGGCGTGCCCGAGCTCGTGACAAAACGTCTGCTGCAGCTCGGTGTCGCCGAGGTCTGAGCACAGGTCGATGCGGTGCTTATTGGGATCATAAATGCCGACGTCATTTTTAGAATGTCGCCACCGCGACGGCGGGATGATGCGCACGGTCACGCGATGGCCGTGCAGCTTGAAGCTGCGAGGGATGCCGAGTCGGCGGTGACGGTCTCCGCCGCTCGGCTGCGCGGTGTCCCGCGCCATCGGTCAGGCCTGCGGCTTGTTGCGCTTCGACAGGAACGACCAGATGGCCGCGCCCGCCGTGGCGGCGACGCCGGCGAGGGTGGCGACGGTCTCGGCGTCGACGAGGCCCTTCGCCACGAGATAGCCGCCGAAGGCGGCGAACAGAGCCCGGACGATGCCGGCGAATTGGTCAGCAGTCATGGATCACCTTTACGCTTCGTTGTGGGATGAGGGCATCCCGTTGGAGGCCACCAGCGGCAAGCCGGGGGCCGGGAAAGGCACGGTCGAGGGCCAACGGTAGCCCAGGACGCGGGCGCGGTCAAAGGGCGCGACGGTCACGGCGTTGCCCTGGTTGCCGCCGACGACCATCAGCCGCCCGCGCTCGTCGAGGCCGGCGACGAAGCCGACATGGCCCGCCCCGCCGCGCGCGAAGACCGCGACACAGCCGACCACGGGCTCGGCGATGGGGGTGCCGAAGGCGAGCCAAGCTCGCGCCCGGTACCAGTGCGGGGGTGGTCTGAAGCCCTCGTTGCGCATCACGGCCGCCACGAAGACGCCGCACCAGGGGGTCTCGTCATCGTTCCACCAGGCGCGCATCTCGCGCAGCCAGCGGGCGATGACGGGCGTCGTGGCCTTGCCGGGCGTCTCGCGGACGCCGACGTAGCCTCGTGCGCGGTTGAGCCAGGAGGGGGCTATCACGGGAAGAAGACCAGCTTCACGAGGATGGCGGCCATGCCGGCCATCAAGCCATAGCCGACCTTTGCGATGATCTTCTGGAAGCTCGTCAGATCCTCGCGGATGCCCTTGTACCGCTCGGCGCAGACGGCCTCATGCGTGGCGAACTTCAGCTCGAGCTCGCGGATGCGGCGGTCTTGGGTCGTTTCGGACGGTGCGCGGCGTTCCTCGATCATGGCGGCGGGCCCTCGGCTGGATTTTCGAGCGTGATGGAGACATCCGCGGTCGCGGTCAGCGCCGTCGGCGTCGTGGAATCGGTGACGGTGCAGCGGTAGGTGGCGGCCACGAAGTTGCCTTCGCCCAAGCCGCTCGTCGAGAACGTAGTCGTCGCCGCGGTCGGGCTCGTCACGGTGAGCGTGTCGCCGCTGACCTTGGACCAGCTGTACGTGTACGGCGAAGTGCCGCCGTTCGGTGTCACCGTCGTCGAGTTGCTGGTGATGGTGCCGGTGTCGCCCGCCTCGTAGAGCGAGGTCGGCGAGGCGGTGGCGAGCATCGCCTGACGCGTGATGCTGACCACCACGTCGACCGTCTTGGTGGCGGCGGCGGAGTCGGTCACGGTGCAGCGGAAGGTGGCGTCGTAGGTCGTGCCCGAGGCGAGGCTTGTGCCCGTGAAGGTGGTGGTCGCCGCCGTCGATGACGTGGCCGAGATTGACGTCGAGCCAGCGATGCGCGTCCAGGCGTAGGTGTAGGGCGCGGTGCCGCCCGTCGCGGTGACGGTCGCGGAGCCGGTGACGATGGTCGCCGTGGTGTCGGTCTTGGTGAGCGAGGACGGTGACACCGAGGCGGCGAGGGTGCCGAAGAGGTTACGGGCAGCGCCAGCCGCGCCGACGGTGGGCGGCTCAGTCGGCGACGGGATGCCCGCCGGCGAGCGTAGCAGCACCCAGTAGTAGCGGGTCGTTGTGTCGGTTTTCGGAATGAAGACCGAGGTGCTGAGGCCTTCCCAGATCTTCACCGCGCTCGAGAACGGCGTGGACGCCGTGTGCTCATACAGCTGGTACTTCACGTCAGGCGGCACCACCGCCGGCGCCGCCCACGAGAAGGCGATAGCCCCCTCATAGCCCAGCGTGGTCAGTGCCGACGGCGCGAGCGGCGTGTAATCGCCGGCGGACGGGTTGGTGATGGAGCCGGGGCTGAGGTAGTCGGCGACGATGGGGTCGTTCCAGTCGTTGGACGCCTCCTCGCGCACGGTGATCTCGACGGCGCCGCTCGGGTCGAAGTTCCAGCCCTCGCAGCGGACGGTTTTGGCCGACCAGCCGAGCTCGGGGATGGTGACGGTGCCGGTCTCAAAGGGGCGGATGCCGTAGGCGGCCATGTTGCAGCGCAGGGTGGCCGACTGGCGCAGACGGCTGCGGCGGCTGAGGAGGGTGGCGTGGCGCTGGGCCTCGAATTCGTTGGTCGTCGCGGCAAACTTGGTGTCGAGCCATGTCTGCTCGCCGTCGTCGGTGATGTAGGTCTGGTTCACCGTCGGCTGGAACTCGACCTCTTGCCAATTGCGCGCCGGGTTCACGAAGGTGCCGCGGACGCTGTTGTAGCGGCTGTTATAGGGTAGCGCCGTGACGAGCCGCACGCCGCCGTCGATGAGGTCATCCACTCCGATGGTGAAGGACGGCGTTTGCCACGCGCCGGCGAACATCCGCCAACGGCCGCCGCTGTAATAGCAGACGCCGGCCATCGCCTGCGCCAGCGCCTCGATGTTGTCCTCGTAGCGATCGGTGGCGGTCAGCACGACATTGCATGTGTACCGCTTCTGCGAACTCGTCGGCGAGGGCACCGTCACGGTCTCGTCGCAGATGTCGGCGGCATCGGCGACCATCTGCCAGTCGATGCGCGAGGCATCCTCGCCCATGCCGAGGCGGGTGCTGATGAGGTAGTCGGCGAGGCAGAGCGCCGGGTTGGTGCTGTAGGCGTAGGTGGCGGGATCGGCGACGCGATGCGAGCCGGAGCCGCCGGGCTGCGTCGAGTCGAGGCGCGGGTCATAGACGCGCTTGCCTTGCACCAGGATGGTCGTCTCGGGCCGCCCGGTGCGGAAGGTCTCCTCGTCGTACTTGAAGGTCATCGCCACGTAGGCGACGCCCTGCCCGCGATGGTTGGCCGTCCACTGCGCCGGGAAGGCCGTGGTGAGCTTGAAGTCGACGGTCTGCGCGTCGGTGCCGGCATAGCGGCGCACCCATGCCTTGTCGGCGTAGCGCCCCGAGGTCACCTTGCCGTCGGAGTCAGCGCCAGTGATGGCGGTGACGGTGCCGATGGCCTCGCGGTTGAAATAGACCTGCCCGAGCGAGTGGCACTCATGGCCGGCGACGGCGATGACCTGATGCAGGAAGTCGTTGCTGCTGCCCGACGTCAGCGGCGGAATGACGTTCATGCCACTTACCAGCATCTCGCCGTAGATGATGCGCCGCGCCTCGGTGGTGCCGCTGTATTCGACGTCCTGCGGCTGACGGGAGATTTTCGGCTTCCCGGCCAGCATCTGCGCCGCCTTGGAGAGCGCGAGATTGACGAGCGCGCTGAAGGCGACCTTCTTGACGGCAGCCCAGAATGCGGCCTTGGCGGCGGCAGCAGCAGCGGCCTTGGCGGCGGCAGCGACGACGAGCGGGGCGGCGGCGGGCATAGTTCAGACCTCCCAGCGGCAGAGGACTGCGCTGCGCGGGTATTGGACAAGACCAGCCTCGCCGGTCGCAAGCGCGCCGGTTCCGACCCAGACGCCCGCCACAGGCCCCGTCGGCGTCTCGAGGAGGACGATGTCGCCGCGCTGGGCGCGACCGGAAGCGGGGTCGCCGAAATGCTCGCTGATGGCCTCGCAGAGGCCGCCCGCGCTGATGACGTGGCGCATGGCCGAGACGTCCGTGGCGCTGACGGCCTCAACGGCGTAGGTGCGGTCGATGCCCGTCATGGCCCTTGCGGCGCGGAAGGCAAAATGGCAGCAGTTGTTCTCGGTCCACGAGAACGGCCGCGCCTCATGCTCGCGCACGACCTCCCACAGCTTCTCATGCCAGTCCGACTGCTTCATACGTCGGAGAAGATGCCGCCGCCAGAGCCGGGGCCGCGCGGGTTGAATCCCGGCCCGCCATAGCCGACATCGCGCGCGCCCCACTTGGAGACGAAGCCCTCGATGTTCGGGGTGAGGTCGAAGAAGCGGTCGCCGGGGAATACCTGCTTCTGGTCGGCGTCGGTGTATCGGGCGATGCGCGGCTCGCGGCGCAGACGATGCTCGCAGCTGATCTGGATGCTGGCCTCGCCGCGGCTGAGGTTGACCGTCTGCTGGTTCATCCGCCCCTCCCAGATGACCTCCGGCGATGCCAAAAAGGTGCCGGTGTCGGGGCTGACCATGCCGAGGTAGATGGTGACGGTGCGGTTCTGGTAGTCCTCGCTCAATGCCTCGGTGAGCAGCGAGGCGTCGAGGCCGGAGACGGTCAGATTCACCGAGCGGGCGATGACCTCGATATTCTCCTCGACGGCTTCGATGCTGCCGAGCTCGCCCAGGCCGTAGAAGAGCGCGGCGGCCTCCTCGGTGGCGAGGTCGTCGCCGGCTTCGGTGAGCAGCCCGTCGCCGTCCTCCTGGAGCAGCAGCGAGGCAAAGGTTAGCGTGCCGACGCCGTCGTGCACGCGGATGGTGCCCGAGTCGTAGGCGAGTTCGACCAGTACGACCATCGTGATGGACGGCTTGTCGGCCTCCAGCGCGTAGTCGGGCGAGACGATTCGCGTCACGCGATGTCCTCGACCAAGTTGAGCTCGATGTCACCGATCAGGCCGGGGCGCACATTCCAGGACACCGACTCGTCGGACAGCAGGAAGCGGCCCATCGGCGAGCGGAAGATAACGGGCGAGTTGTCGGCGGGACTGGCGCGCAGCTGCGGCTCGAAGATGAGGTAGCCCTGCCCCGATGCGTTGCTGTCGAGGTCGGCGACCAGGCGCTTGAGCTCGCCGCCGATCTCGACCCAGTCGCCCGCCTTTGCGAGCGCGTTGGTGGACACCGGCAGGCCGTCGATGTTGAGCGCGGCCCCGGTCTGCGAGGCGCCGTTGACGAGCGCGCAGCGGGCGACGGAGGCCCAGTTGACGAATTGGAAGTCGCCGGCAACGCGCCCGGCCACGAGGTCGTAGAACGAGACGTGGGAGGTAGTGCCAGAGGCCGTGAAAGTCTCGGAGAGGCGGCCGGCGGCCGTGAGGGCGGTGCCGTTGCGCAGCGAGGTGTCGCCCTGCGTCGTGCCGGCGGTGGCCTTGAGGTTCACCGCGCCCTTCCCGGCTGCCACGATGGCGCGGATGGCGTAGGGGGCGCTCGTGACGGTTGTTACGCCCGCCTGGTAAGCGTAGCGGTCGGCGGTCACGCCGGTGCGGGTCAGTCGCAGGCCGCGGCTGGAGTCGGCCGACAGCACCATCTCGGCGTTGCTCGAGGTCCAACCCGTCGTGGCCGCGGTCGCCGCCTGATTGGTCAGCAGCTCGGGCGCAGAGAATGAGCCGCCCGCGGTGTAGGAGGGGTCGACGAGGTAAAGGCGGTTCGACCGTCCGCGGAGCTGCGCGATGAGGCTCAGGAGCCGCGCGCGCCGGGTCGGCATCGGGGCGCGGAAGATGAGCCGACAGGTCCAGCGGTTGCCCGGGCGGGAGTAGGTGCGCACGGCGCCGGACAGGGCCGACGAGAAGACGGCCGTGTTGTCGAGCGTGCCCCAGGTCACCTCGGAGGCGATGAGATCCGGCGGCAGGACGAAGTCGGTCATCGGCGTATCCCGTAGCGGCGGTCGAGCTCGTCGAAGATCCGGCGGTTGTTGTCCGCGAGGATGGTCGGCAAGGCCTGAGTGAGCTCCATTGTCGCACCACGCGCGTCGATGTTGTAGGACACGGCGACGCCGCCGCCCATGCCGCCGCCGTTGGGGATGATGGAGCCGCCAGTGGACGGCACGAAGAGCTCGGGGCCGCGCTCGCCGACGAGGTAGGGCGAGCTGCCCGTCACCGGGCCGCCCTTGGCGCGCGGTTTGATTCCCGCCAGCGCTGCCGAGGCGAACTGCCCGACGATGCCGGAGCCGCCGGCGAAAGCGCCGAAGAAGGCGGTAAGCAGCTGCTGGGCGAGGAGATCGGCCAGCATCCGGCGGATGACATTGAGGAAGCCGGCGAGCATTCCCTTCAGCCCGTTCTCGAAGGGGTCGAAGAGGAAGTCGGCGAAGGCCGTTTGCATGGACTTGGCGGCCTCCTGTGCAAAGACCGTCATCGCCGTTACGCGCTCGCCGAAGCGCTCCTCGTAGGACTTGGTGATCGACTCGACTACGCCCTCGCCGGCCTTGTCGGCGGAGTCCTTGAGGATGGCGTCCGTCTCGCGGACGAGGTCGGCCTGCCAGTCGGCCAGCGCCTTGGCGCGCTCGGCGTTCTGGGTGCGGCGCAGCTCGGCGATGTATTCGGCGACGGATTGGCCGCGCGTGCCGCTGCTTCGACCTTTTCCGGTAGAGCCGCCAGCCTTCTGATCCGCCCTGACTTGCGCATCAATGCGCGCCGCCTCGGCCTTGGACTCTTCATCGGCGAGGCGCTGAACAAGCACCAGCTTCTCCCGCAGGATTTGCAGGTCAGCATTAATTTCTTGCTGCATCTTCAAGGCCATATCACCGCCAGCGCCACGGGTCGACATGGTGATGCCGCCGCGGGCTCGCTCGAGGCGCGAGATTTCTCGCTGCAGCAGCGTGACCGCATCCTTCTGGGTCCGCGCTTCGATGATGCCAAGGCTGACCAGTTCGCTGCGGATCAGCTTGATGAATGCGGCAGCGCCCTGCAGGGCGAAGTTAAAGCCCTTGATGAGCGCCCCGGTGAGCGAGTTCGCCGCCGACACGAGCGCCGGGTCTTTCAGCGTGCGAGCGAGATCGTCGAGAGCCTTGCGGCCCTCGTCGGTCTTCTTCGCGGCCTCGGTCATCTTGCCGAATGCCGCGACCAGCGCGCCGCCGGTCAGCAGCCCGAAGGCGAAGTTGATCGCCTTGCCCGTGACCTTGGCCGTCTTCTCGACGGTCTTGAGCCCGTTGGTGGCGGCGCGGATGGCGTTGCCAGTCTTGTCTACCGCAGTGATCTGGACTTCTGCGCGCGCCATGAGTTCTCCTGGGCTTCCTGCTCAAGCTTCGCAGCCGCGAGCAGGTGGTAATAGTCACGCTCTGTCATCTCGAAGATGTCGGCGGGTAGGACGCCGAGCCGCAGCGCGAGAGCGTAGATCGCGTGGAGCCCGGCGTCCTTTCTCAGTTTCCCTCGGCGACCTCGACCGACTGGATGGTCCCGCCATTCATCGCGGAGACGATGCGCGCGATGATGTCGGGGTCGTAGTCGTTCATCAGGTCGCGCCGCTCGGCCTTGCCGAATAGGCGTGCGCCGCTCTTGTCCCGCGCGCGCACCTGGATGGTGACAGCCATCGCCTCGAGGTCGAGGATGGTGTTGTCGCCGTCCTGCTTGGCGAGCAGGAAGATTTCCCGGCGCTCGGCGAGGGTCATGTCCGGCCAGTAGTAGACCGAGATGCCCCACTCCGGCACCGGGACCTCGAGCAGCGCGTCAGGCGAGCGGCGCTCCTTGAACTGCGCCTGAGCCTTGGCCTTCCAGTCCATCAGCTCGTCGCCACCGTCAGCGCGCCGTTGCCGACGAAGTTGAAGGTGATTTCGGTGATGGCGCCGCGCTGCACGTTGCGGGTGATTTCGGTGATGAGCGCGTTGCCGCTGTAACGGGTCGCGCCGGCACCGACGCCCTCCGGGGCAAGCACGAGCGACACGTTCGCGCCGGGGGCGAGGGCCACCTGGCCGCTCGTGTCCGTCTCGTCCCAGAACGCGGTCACGTTGCCGGACCAGCTCTTGACGGCCGTCACGTTGTAGGTCTTGTCGAGGTCGGCGAGGTTGGTGTCCTCGGCGTACTCGGCGGAGGCGGTGAACGAGAAGCCCGTCACCTCCGCAACGGTGGCGGAGGCCACGCGCACGAGGCCCTCCGAGCCATGATGGTTAGCCATTGTCGTCTCCTAGGGTCAAGAAATGACCGAACCTGCGTCGGTCTCGCTGGTGCGGTACTGCACCCGGAACTGCATCCGCGCCGACCCGATGGGGGCGTCGCCGTCGAATGAATGCGTGATGACGGTATCGGTGAGGACGCAGTCCTTCACCATGCCGCCGAGCGTGTTGTCCGCGCCGATGGCGTTCTCGACGCCGGCGCAGAGGACATCGAGGCGATCGTCCAGCCGCGACGAATCGCGCGCGACAACCTCGATGACGAGAAGCAGATCCCGGCCGAGCCGCCGGGGGTAGTTGAGCGTCGTCTGGTCCTGGTTGACGACCTCGTTGTTGGTGTAGACGAGCGCCGCCGAGACCGTGTCGGCCGGCAGCGGGTACACCCGCGACTTGGTCACGGTGTCGGCGACCTGAGCAGCCTCGAGGATGCTCACCACGCGGTCGCGGATCTTGAGACGCGCGTGCGACATCAGGCCTCCTGCAGGATGAAGAAGCCGGCCTCGGTGACGAG